GTCGGGCCTGTTCTCTGCCAGTCGGTCATCTCGTGATAGGTGTCGAAGACAAGCCTGCACATCTGCATGTCGTCCATGCCCCTGTCGCCGCAGATGGAAACAAGAGCCAAGGCCGCAGCCTTTATGCGGACAAAGTCATCGTCCGAGTTGTCTTGAGTGACATCGACAATCTTGGTGGCGACATCTGCGATCTTGAAGACTGTCTCCAGTTTTTTCTTGTCAATCACGTTGTTCCTTTCAGGTAGGATGGATGTGATGCTAACGGGTAGGTCTGTACCTGTCAACCCCTTTGTGATATAACAGGTACATGGAATTTACGATGCCCTGGCCTCCCACGACATTGAGTCCCAACGCCCGTGTTCACTGGGCGAAGTTGGCCAAGGCCAAGAAGGAGTTCCGGCAGGCTTGTGCCTGGACGGCTCTGAGCCAGGGGGCTAGGCCGATTGAGGCCAAGGGCTTGCATGTGACGCTGATCTTCTATCCGCCCAGCCGCAGGGCCATTGATCTGGACAACTGTCTCGCGCGCTTCAAGGCCGGGATAGACGGGTTGGTGGATGTCCTGAAGGTGGACGACAGCAAGTGGAAGATCACGATTGAGAAGGCCGAAGAGGTCGGCGGATTTGTCAAGGTAGGAATAGAGGTGCTAAGTTGAACCCATTCAAGATTAACGGCCCGACCTGCATCTCCTTCTCCGGCGGGCGGACCAGTGCCTACATGCTGTGGCGGGTCTTGCAGGAGAACCAAGGGCTACCCTCCGAGGCTGTTGTCTGTTTTGCCAACACCGGCAAGGAGGAGGAGGCGACCCTTGAGTTCGTGGATCGGTGCAGCCGGGAGTGGGATGTGCCCATCGTTTGGCTGGAGTACATGGGTCAGGCCGGGTTCAAGACCACCACCTTTGAGCAAGCCGCCCGGAATGGGGAACCGTATGAGGCCGTGATCGCCCAGCGTGGCGGGTATCTGCCCAACCGGGTGGCGCGTTATTGCTCCTCGGAGTTGAAGACCCGGACGATGCACCGCTATCTGCGTAGCCGTGGCTGGGAGGAATGGGACACGCTGATCGGGATCAGGGCTGACGAGCCCAGGCGGGTGGTGAAGTTTCGGGCCAATCCTCACCCGGAGGGCAAGCATGAGGAGGTGGCGATGCCTCTGGCCGCAGCAGGGGTCGGAGCCCAGGATGTGGGTAAGTTCTGGCGGGAGTCATCCTTTGATCTGAACCTACCCAACATGAACGGCAAGACGATGCACGGCAACTGTGACCTGTGCTACCTCAAGCCAGCGGCTCAGGTTCTGAGTCTGATCCGGGAGAAGCCGGAGCGGGCTATCTGGTGGGCGGCTCAGGAGGCCAAGGCCGAAGCGGTTGCGGGGAGCGCGGCACGGTTTAGGGATGACCGTCCGTCCTACGAAGACATGGCAAAGTTTGCCCAGCAGCAGACGGACATGTTTGACCAAGCAGAGGATGGGATTTCCTGCCTGTGCGGGGATTGACCAGCCGAAGGCGGAGCAGGACAATACGGCACGGCAGTGATGTCGTGGTTCAAGTGTTTACTCTCCTCCTTGAGAAAGGTTCCCCCGCTCCGGCGGGGATTTTTTTGCCCACTTGACACGGGTTGGCACTGGTTGTACAGTGCGCCCAACTGCCGGGCTGGTAACCCGGTAGTAGCACCACTCTGTGAACTCCGAACCCATTGGGGAGCGGGCTTCGTCAAAGCGCATAGAAGGGGAGTGGCCCGACTATGCTGCGGCAAACCAAGCCTAAGGCTCGTTCCCCAATGGGTTTTGTTTTTGCCGTTTACCCGTACTCCGCACGATAGCAAGCACTCAAACCTTGGTGGCGCGGAAGAGAAGAGGGACACGGTATGCCGCAAGGCTAGGGGGCAGTTCCTGAACAATCCGTGCGGCTGGTCGTATCGTCAAGCCGGGGGCATACGGTTCAAATCCGTAGCATGACGATCCCTTCGGGGGGTGACGCCTGATCCCTTCCTACCTCCCATCGTGGGGGTAGGGGGGTCTTTGGGTGATAAATACCAAATATATGGGATTGGGGCCTTCCGCGATCTGCCGGGAGACCTTGGCTTTTTGAATGAACCAAGTTGCCCGACTCAAGCGCAAAGCCAAGTTGGTTTCGTGGAAGATCAAATCTTCTTCGATGACCGACAATCAACTTGCGGATCAACTTAGGAAGACAGCCGACCCGTTCCTGCGGAGTCAGGCGTGGTTGGTGCTGAGGAAGCAGGCCATAGAAAAGTATGGCTTGATCTGTTGCAGATGCGGAAGGGAAAACAGCAGAAGGTTTCCCATCAACATAGATCACATCAAGCCGCGCAAGTTCTTCCCTGAACTGGCGTTAGAGATCACCAACCTACAGCCGTTGTGCGGCCCTTGCAACAAAGCCAAGGGCAACAAACACAACACGGACTACAGGAAGTCTCCGTAAGACTCACCCTTGGGGAACCTTTTGTCCGAACGATATTGATTCGGGTTTCACCGGATGTCCGGCGGGAACGAACAATCGTCCTTCCTTACCGCACGGCCCACGGGTTCGGTTGTCGATGCAGGTTCCGATCCCCTTGCTGGCGGTGAAGGGGTTGGCGGCACAGCGCATGACCAAGTTGCCAGAGTAGATTCGAGCACGGTCTTCGCTCGGGCGGTAATGTTTACATCTCTTGCAGAGTTCACGATCCTTGTCCCATGTGTACTGCGGGAGTTTGAACATCCTGTTGATCCTTGATCTGCTGCTCTAGTTCTTTGACTCGTTCGTAGGCGCACACGTAGTGCTCCGGCCCTTGCGCCCAACAGTCATGGTGATGACTGCCGATCTCGTTGATGTAGTCGGTGATCTCTTTGGCCAATCTGTCACCGTCCAGGGTGAGACGGCCTTCGGGCGTGACGGTATCAACTCTACGCAGGAGTGCGTGGCATCGCATGAGAAGGGTGATGTGTTTCATGCTTTCTTTCTTGATGATGATTTGACATTTGCCCAGTTGAAGGACGCGGACATGAGTTCGTTGAAGTCAAACTTCACCCCAAAGCACCCCCGGTAGGTTGTGTTCTCGTTGTCCACAGCCCAGACCGAGTTGTCGTAGATGTAGACGGCCACGGGGGCTTTGATATTCCCTGCAAGGAATGCCTTGCCTGTGGGCGTGACGCGCCACACGCCTGACCGGGGAGCCAGGGGTTCGATCATTCCCCAGTGACTCAGCAGGGCGTAGGTCTTAGACCGCAGCATCCATCTTGGCCCCTGCTTTTGGACATCAACCCAGCCGCTCTCGCCGCCGTGGTCTGAAATCCACTTGATGGACAGAGCCAGGGACTGGTTCAGTTTGATCCGGTAGACCTTGCCAAACTTGTCGCAGACTGGGCAGTCGCCACCCTCACCCTCGATGGTGTGCTTCCACTCATGCCGCAGTTTCAGCAACGGGTTGTCGAAGAAGTCAGGTGTGTCGGTGTCATTGTTCCTCTTCATCTTGATCTCCTCGTGGTTTCACAGGGATGAACTGCGTCATGCAGTTTCGGCAGGTCCACAGGACTGGCTTCTCTGTCTCTACATCGTAGTAGGTGTCCACCTTGCGATGCTCACAGGGTTCCTTTTCTTCCATCACTCATCCAATCCCAGGTCGTGGCACTTGTCTTTCACGAAGGACACGACATGCTTGCCGCCTTTTTCTTCGGCTGCGTGGGCCAGCCCCAGGGCGATGGCTCTGCCGTGCTTCTCAATGATGAAGTCCAGCAGCAGGCTGATGGTCTCTGCCTCCCGGCAGTAGACATCGTCCATCTTCTGATCTCGTTCTTCGATTTGCTTTTTAAGTTTGTCAATCAGAGCATCGTAGGCTTCGTGTATGTGGTTCATGTCTGCTTCCTCAGTCGAATCAGTTCGTCAAGCATCCGCTCCATTTGGTCTGCGGCGTGTAGATGGAACGGGCTTATGGGGATTTTGCGTGCGAGGGTTCTCATCATGCCGATGGTCACCCGCACTGATCTCTCAGACACTTTCTGTTTTGACTTGGGCTCCACATCTATCTGCGCCAGTAGTGCGTTGTAGTCGCCGCTCATTCCTGCCCCCTTGCTCTGATGATGGATGCAGTTATGTGCAGTCCCTCGTCATCACACACCTTCGCACACGCCTCACGCTCGGCTAGACAGCATGGCTTGTTCGGTTGGTCTTCTCGTGCCTTCATCAAGTCCATCAATTTCAGGTATCTGTTTTGCCATGTTGCTTCGATTTGCACGGCAACAAGGGCGGCGAAGCGTTCAAGTTCTTTTGGGAACACATCTGTGACGGCAGGCCACAACCCCGCCTCCCGCGCCAGTCGGATGATTTCGTCGCGGGTCATATCCCGCTCCCCTTCCGGCATGGCCACACAGCACGCATTGCCTGGGATGCCAAGAAGTCGGCAGACAAGTGCCTCTGCTCTGGCCTGCTTTCCAGATAACGCCTGACCACATCAAGCGCCTGACCCAAGGTCACATCGCTTGGTGAGCAGAACAGAACCTTGTCGTTGGCATCATGGACGCCCGCCACATAGAACATGACCTGAGAAAGCCGCCCATCTCGGAGGCGCTCGTAGAGTTCGTTCCCGCTGAAGAACTGTGCCTGGGCGGGGCCGCAGACAAGCGCCAGGATTGGAATTATTTTCTTCATACCCACCCCGCCCAATGAAGGAAATACACCAGGGAAAAGAACAGGAAGCCCAACGCGATCAGCATGGCAACAAGCCAACCCAGTTCTTCCAGTCCGTCGTTTTCATAGCGGTGCATCACTTCACCCTCCTCACCTTGGCCCACTCGGGTGTGCGGGCCTCCACATACACGGGTTCACGGCCTGCGCTCGGAGGAGTCCATCCGGTGTAGCGATGCCATGTAGCCTGCACATCCGCGCCTGAGCGCCACTTGAAATCAGGATGTCCCAAGGGAATCCAGGGCATAGTCTTCTTTGCGTTGTCGTTCATGGTTGGCCTCACTTAAACCACAGATACAAGCCATGCAGGATGCCCACCGGGAAGAACAGAGCGCCCGCGATCAGGAAGCCCCACAGTCCCTCGGAAAAGCAGGTGAAGATGTGCGTGAGCCATGCAGCGATAGAGCCCAGCACGAGTGCAAACACGACGAAGTTGTCCAATTGTTTTCTCCTTGAAGTTGGTGCGCCAGGGTTGACGCAGGTGCAGTCTAGTGTATATTTGTGGTCCCGCGCAAGAGGTTTCGCACCAAAGCGCACCAACGAAGGAGCACAGATGGATGCAAGGAAGGCATTCGAGGCGTTGCTTGTCAGTAAGGGCAAGAAGCCTACGAAGTGGGATGGAAGCAAGTACCTCAACAAGAACACGCAGACCTACTGGCGTTGGTTCCTGTTGGGTTGGGAGTTGAGGGGGATGAGCAAGTGAGCGAGATCAAAGCATTGAACATTGGGGCCATCGTCCTTGACCCCCGCCTCCAGCCACGGGTGGAGATGAATCAGGACTTGGTGGAGACCTATGCCCGGTGCATGGATCACGGCGATGAGTTCGATCCCGTGACGGTGTTCTTCGATGGCATGAACTACAAACTCACCAGCGGCTGGCATCGTCTGCACGCCCACAAGTTGCTGGGTAAGGCAAGCATCAGGGCGCGGATCATCAACGGGACTTTCACAGAGGCTCTGTGGAACTCCATCGGATCGAACAACAAGAACGGTGCGCGGCTGTCCATCGCTGACAAGCGCAGGAATGTTCAGGTCGTGCTGGAGCATGAGGACTTCGGGCAATTGCCGCTGACCGAACTGGCCCGGCAATGCGATGTCAGCCCGGCCTTCGTCAAGAAGATGCGCGACGAGTTGGGAGTGGAAGCGCCCGACACAATCAAGATCAAGACGAAGACGGGCAAGGTGGTGGAGCGCAAGGCCACGACGGACAACAAGAAGTCCAAGTCGAAGGAGCAGCCCAAAGCGGAGGAGCCCGACGAGTTCGAGATGGCGATGGAAGACGCCCAGACCGAGCGCATTCAGCAGTTGGAGCAGGAGAACAAGAACCTGTCCGACCGTCTTGCGGTGGCGGCGCTTGACGCCACAGACGAGGAGAAGAAACTCGCAGAGCAGACCATTGCAGACTTGCGTGAAGAGGTGCGACAGTTAGAGATTCGGTTGGAAGCCGTCACCAAGAGCAGGGACACATTCCAGGGCGAGAACGCACAGATGAAGCGGCAGATCGCCATGCTTCAGAAGCAACTCAAGGACAAGTAATCGGAGTGCCAACGCCGGGTGGCCTGTGTCCCGGCAGGAGAAACCATGTTAGACCTACGAGACTACCAACAGCAATCGTTGGAAGCCCTGCGCCAAGGCTTTGCCGATGGCAAACGAGCGCAGATTCTGTACGCCCCCACGGGTGCGGGCAAAACCGAGATGGCAATCGCATTGCTTGAGGCCACGAAGAAGCGGGGCAACAGGGCAGCGATGCTGCTTGATCGAATCATCCTGTGCGATCAGACAAGCCAACGGCTTGAGCGGTATCAGATCGACCACGGGGTGATGCAAGCAGGGCATTGGAGGTATCGTCCTTACGAGAACATCCAAGTCTGCTCGGCCCAAACGCTTGAGAAGCGCGGTTCATTCCCTGGGCTAAAACTTCTCATCGTTGATGAGTGCCACGCCATGCGTAAGCAGACGGTGGAGTTCATCAAGAAGCACGAGGATGTGATGGTCGTCGGCTTGACCGCTACGCCCTTCACGAAGGGCATCGGCAAGGTCTATGACCATGTGGTCAGCACAGTCACCACCAAGGACTTGGTGGATCAGAAAGTGCTGGCTCCGTTGCGCGTCTTCGTCGCCAAAGAGATCGACATGACGGGCGCGAAGAAGGTCGCGGGCGAGTGGAGCCAGGACGAAGCGCAGACCCGAGGGATGAAGATCACCGGGGATGTGGTGGCCGAGTGGATTCAGAAGACCCACGAGATTTACGGCAAGCCCGTCAAGACCATCGTGTTCGCGGCAGGCGTGGAACACGCAGCCGATCTCGCCTCGAAGTTCCAGCAGGCCGGGTACAACTTCATCAGCATCTCATACCGGGATGACGATCAGTTCAAGCGGGATGTGATCGAGGAGTTTGCCAAGCCCGACACGGACATCAACGGCCTGATCGCCACGGACATTCTCACCAAGGGCTTCGATGTTCCTGATGTGCAGATCGGCATCTCTGCCCGGCCATTCTCGAAGTCCTTGTCCTCGCACATTCAGCAGATGGGGCGAATCATGCGCGGGTATCCGGGCAAGGAGTTCGCCGTGTGGCTCGACCACTCGGGCAACTATCTGCGCTTCCGCGAGGATTGGGATTCGATCTTCGATGGCGGCGTGACTGAATTGGATGACGCCAAGGAGAAGGCCAGGAAGGAGAAGACGCAGAAGGAGAAGGAGGCGGCGAAGTGCCCGAAGTGTGGGGCTTTGTGGCCGGGCAACTCCGATACCTGTTTGCATTGCGGCCATGTCCGTCAGCGTCGCAGTCAGGTGGCGGCTGTGCCTGGGCAGATGGAAGAACTGTTCAGCAGCGGCGGCATCAGTCGGGAAGACTTTTGGGCGATGTGCAAATACAAAGTCTTCAATGGCGGGTGGAGCAATGGCCGGGCGGCGCACACCTTTCGGGACAAGTTCGGCGTATGGCCCAGGAACCTTGACGAAAGGAGAACCAAACCCCCATCGGCTGAGTTTGAGAAGTTCGTAAAGCACAGACTGATCGCATTCCTGAAAGGCAAGCAAAGAAAATGAGCGACCTTGTAACCTTCGCCCGTTCTATGGGCATCATGTTGGATTCCGTTCCCCCCATCGGGGTGTGGCGTCGGTATCGCACCGAGGATCATCCGAACAAGCGCAATGGCGCGGTCAAGTTCATGGGCGACCATGCTTTCCTGCAAAACTGGGCGGTGGATCAGGATGTAGTGGTGTGGAAGTCCGAGGCTGGCGTGGACATGGCAAAGATTCGCCGGGCCACCGAGCAAGCGGAGCAGCGGCGCAAGCAGCAGCAGGAAAGCGCAGCCAGGAAAGCGGCGTGGATTCTCAAGGAATGTCAGGCTGCACGGCACGCCTACCTCAAGGCCAAGGGCTTCGAGGAGGACTACGGGAATGTGTGGGTCAGCGAGGGCGAGCAGATTCTTGTGATCCCCATGCGCGTCGATGGTCGGATCGTCGGATGCCAAATGATCCGCGAGGACGGCAGCAAAAAGTTCCTGCTGGGTCAGCGCACCACGGGTGCGGAGTACCTTATCGACAACAAAGGGCCGCATTTATTGGTGGAAGGGTACGCCACGGCACTCTCGGTGCGAGCGGCCTTGGCCTCAATGAAGCGCAGATACACCCTGCATATTGCATTCAGCGCCGGGAATCTTGTGAAGTTGGCGAGTCGTTACCCTCGCGGCTTCGTCATCGCTGACAACGATGCGAGCAAGACCGGGGAGAAGGCGGCGCAGGAAACGGGGTGGCCTTACTTCATACCCCCGACTCCGGGCCAGGACTTCAACGATTTCCACCGGGAGGTGGGTCTGTTCAAGGCGGCAACAGCCTTGCACAAGGCAATGATTACTGCCTGTATTCCGAGCAGATAAAGGGCGAAACTGAAAGCATATCCGGGTGTTCGCACTCGGCGGCTTTCAGGTTCGCCATGATCTCAAGACCGATCTCAAGGGGTCGAGCCCCATCGCCCTGGCAAGAACTGACAATGTTCACGCTCCCATCAGCCTGTTCGATGATGTAGATGCTAAAGATTGAAGGTTCTTGCATGGGGCGATCATAACGCCCGGTTCGTCGGAGTCAAACGCTCCATCAGAACCTCGGCGGCAAGTTTGCATTGGGCCACAGTCACCTCATCGCATATCTTTTCGAGGTGCGAGATCAGTCTCGACACCTCTCGAAGCGCCTCATGTGAGCGAACGCTTACACTCCGCATATACGCCTCTGTTAGTGGATGGTGTTCATTTGGCAGCATGGTCGTCCTCCAAACTAATCGAATATTCGATTAGTTTTGGCCTCGGGGAAGGCCGATTGATCCGCTGGGCAGTCATCACCAGTTCGCCAGTCGCTTGAAGGCACGGGTGTACGCCGCCCGATCTTTGAACGGCCCATTGAGCAGGCAGTAATGCAGGAAGGGCTTTGCCATGAAGAACCCCTGCCCCAGTTCGACGCCCGATTTCCCGAGGTCTTTGTATTCCTCGCCTTCGTAGTACGCCTCAAGGACAAACTTCACCTTTTCCCAATCTTTTTCGGTATTTGCAACCTCATGCGCGTCTACTCGGCCATAGCCGTCATATGACCCGGTGAATTTGCGCCCATCAGGGAGCAGGGCTACCACTCGGTTTAGTTTTTTGATGCCCACGGGCTCGGCCACAACTGGCAGGTGCGTCTTGGCGCAGGTTTTAGAAAAGAATCCCATTTCGATTTCCTTTAGTCTTCGGTTTCACCCGTTACATCGTCTACCGACTCAATATCCCAGCGGGCGGCTTTTGCGTCGCCGTAGTTCCCGCTGTAGACAACCTCTTCCCATGCCTTTTCCTTCGCGGCCTCGACAGATTCGGCCTCGACCTTCACGATCAGGTATGAGGTGCGGCACATTTCAATTTCGTAGACTCTCATGTCCTGGCCTCCTTTCGGCCCCGTTCGATAAGGTAGCGCGCCTCGGTTTTGTCGTCGGCCTCGCGGAGCATGGCGCGCACACGCTCCAGCGCGGCGGCATAAGCGGATGCAGTCCGGGCTCGCTCCAGGCGATACCCGGCATTGATGAGGGCGGCTGGGCTCATGCTTTTATCTCCTGAACCTCGAAACCCTCTGCCGCCCATGCATCGCGGGTGGACTCCTCAAGTTCGCAGTATTCGTAGCAATCGTCGTCGTCCTCGGTGGCCCGACCCGCGAACCCCATGCCCGGTTCGTCGTAGAAAAGGACAAACGAAAACCCGTCACGCTCGGCAGCAAACCGCAGGGCTTCGACTGGTGGGCTCCATGCGGAATCGAACCCGACCCGGATTTCGTCGGCAGTCTCGCTAACTTCCCCGGTGTCACGGGTCGAAATTTCCCACTTCGTGCCCCAGGCCTCGACGCGCCATTCGTACCACTCGGGGCTTGCCCCTGGCGCGTCAAAACTCGCGCGGTAGGTCTCGGTCTCCGGTTCGGGGCGGCACTCGGCCAGCAGTCTCCCGGCCTCAATCGCGGCGCGGTATCGGGCCAGGATGGCCGGGTCGGCGGATCGAATCCGCAATTCGTTGTTACACCAGTTCGGCATCTCAAAATCTCCGGTCTGTTCGGTGCAGGATCGCACCCCATAGCGCACCCTTCGATGCGCTAGACGGGTGGAATCAGGGCTTCATGCTCCAAAAGTGAAGGGCAAATGGGATTCCAATGGAAACGGCCAGGAGGACAGCGCCTAGAACATTGACGGCGCAGCGGCGGCGTTCTTCGATTTGTTCGGCGGTGGGGCGGTAGCGGTATCTCATGCCAGCGCCCCTTCCTGGAGCGCCCAATTTGCATCGGCATATCCGGGCAGGGATCGGACTGCGGCGGCTTCGATTCCGTCTAGGATGGCCTTGGCCTCGGAATCCTCCCATCCGTCAGCCTCGCACGATTGATAGGCGAGGCAGTGGCAGGCTTTGATAATTTGTACGGGCGTGATCTTGAGATAGCCCAAACCCATCGGGCGAAATTTGAATCCGTGTGCGGGGTCGCAGTTTTTGTAACGGGCGTTTACGCTACGGACATTCTCGGCATAGAGCACGCTGGCGATCCTGGCGGTATCGTGCCTTACATCGCGGCGGGCGCGATTCCAGTAATAGGAAACCGCATCGCACCCGTGGCGATTTGCGGCCCAGTTGACCAAAATGTTAATGTGGTAATCGGTGACGACGAAGGCTGACATGATGATTCCTCAGGTACGGTTGACGATTGCGGAAACGACATTGGCGAGGGTGTCGCGATCACGGGACGACATCTTTTCCAGCGTGCACATGATGGTGCTGTGCAGACGGAATGCAGCCTCATCCTGTGATCCCCGATTTCCATTGGCTTGCTCTTGCCATGCTCGGCGGCTGGCTTCGAGGATCATTTCGAGGTCGGCGAGGGTGCATCGGTTGATATAGGCGCAAAAGATGCGGGTATGCTCTGAAATGTTCATGCTGAGGGCTCCGGGTTAGGTTGTGGCTTTGGCGATAGCGGCGCGGATGGCCTTGGCGTGGCCTTGAACAATGCCGGGCTTGAAGCACGCCAGTTGTGCCGGGTCGTTCAGGATGTCCTCCACATAGGGCAATGCGTCCAACAATGCCGCTAGCAGGTCGGGCGCGGCGGCAATCAGTCGGGAATCGTGCCGATTGATTCCAATCGAGCCGCTAGCAACAGGCGAACCCGTGGCGGAAGTGATTCGGTCGGGGATGCGGGCATCATTGGATTCAATGAAAGCCCATGGGCCGGGAGTGTGGTTTGTCATGCTGAGGGCTCCGGGTTAGCGGCCAAAGCGGCCAAGTGAACGAAGGTCGGAGAGGGGAACCTTTACTGATTCGTACCCTCCGGTGTAAACGCTGGCTGAGGGGGAATGGCCTGCGCTGGTGGCGGGGTGGAGGGCGACTACAACGCCCACAATGCGGGCAAATGCGCCTGGAACTGTGGTTACCTTATCGCCAATGTTGATGGGGTTCATGCTGAGGGCTCCGGGTTGAATCCCCCCGAAGGGGGACGGGTTGATTAGGCGGGGCATCCATCCATCCACCAACGGGCGACGATTACCGCATTGGCACGATCGTCGGTGCTATGGACGCGCCGCCCGGCAATCAAAATTTCGTAGTGGCGCATTTCGTCGCACCAATACTCGATGATCTCAACGCGATAGCCGCCGCCTGAAGTCATGCGGCCAATGGTGCGTTGTCCCATATCGGGCTCGAAGTCCGTATCGCCCCGGTCGAATCCGTCGAAGCGGCTAGCGCAGGGTGCGGAGTCGCGGAGGTGTTCTGCCAACTTGTCAAACATGGTTCACTCCTGGGTGTTAGGTTGCGTCTGTCCTGCCTGTTGCTTAGGCATTGGTGCGGATTGTGGGGGCTGTCAACCCCTTTTGGCCAATGATATTTTTTGATGGGGCCAGCGGGGTCGATAGGGCGCCCCTATTGCGCGTTACCCTGTTGTTCACCTATGATGGCGGCGGTTTGGTTCAGCGCGAAGCGCAGCGGCTCAGTATGAAACCCCCTAAGTTATCCCGTAAACAAGTAAAAGAAGCATTGGATACCGTTCCCGTTTCCCTACTGCTGGGAAAAGAGGTCAACAGAGAACTAACACCCAAACAAAGGCGGTTCGCCCTGGAAGTTGCCAAAGGTGCTAAGGGCGCAGAGGCTTACCGCACAGTCTATTCACCCAACGCCAAACCGAAAACCGCAGGGGACGCAGCCAGCAGAATGAAGCGCGATTCCCGTATTGCTGCTGAAATAGACGCAATAGAGGCGGCCATAAGGGCGGCGGAATATGAAACCCCCGCAGGCTTGCGTTCCCTGGTGATTCATTCACTGGTGAAAGTAATTACTGATCCGGAATCTAAGCCCGGACAGATAACCGCAGCGGCCAAAGTGCTCGGCTCGGTTACTGAGGTGGCAGCATTCACCGAACGAAAAGAGGTTCGCACTATTCGATCTAGTGAGGATACACGCGCGGCCATAATGGCCCAACTGCGTGAGATGCTGAAATCCCAGGCTGATGACGCAGAGGTAATAGACAACGCAGCGGAATCCCTCCTGGCCGAACTATCCGGGAGCCGGGGGGAGGTCGACCCCACCCTATCCCCACCCCCCGAGACTGTCAGCAGCAGCCCCCTCCCCCCTACACATACTATCCCCCACAAACAATCATCCCCCTCCCCCATTTCCCAATCCGCCCACTCTGCTGACGACGCGATTTTTGGAGACACCCCCCCTTCT